ATTCGTTGCCGATAATCCGCACAACAGGGATGTATTTACCCGGCCATTCCTGCTCTTCAAGGATTTCGTAGCCGTTAATCTTGCACCACTTGATCTTCTTACGATCCGCTTGGCGCGATTTCTTCGGCTTGCCGTAAATTTGGCGTAATTGCTTGTCTTCTGGCGTACCTTCAAACGCAGTCACGTTTCCGGGGTACAAATTCAACGTATGCTTGTCGTATTCAATGTAAAAATACTCAGCAATACGAATTGTGTCGGTGTTGAGCCACTGACTCAGGTTCTGGTCGCCTACACCTAGCGTCTCAAGCGTGGAAAGCGGCGACGCATTTGGGAAAAGCCGGTGATATTCCTCTTGGGACAGATCCTCGGTAATAAAACACCACTTGGCGTCACTGCCGCATGGGTCTTGGATCAGCGGGTCCATGTAGACGCTAAAACTATTGCGAACGCGCGCGATCCTTAAATCCTGGTCGAACGTGTCATCGTCGCAATACTCGCTCAGAATCCGGATGTAGCCCTCGCCATAGGCCACCTGATTCTCGCAAGCCGTGTCATACGCCACATCTGCGTCAGAGATGTACTCAATGTGACGGATCATGCCGTTATAAATCTCGGCAACCTCTACGTCAGCATCGTCATTGACCGGAATAACCTTAACACTAGGCCGGTTCTGGCGCTGATCATTGGTGATTTGATGGACGTGCTGCGGCAGCTTATTTATAGTCAAGCATGGCCGCGCGTTAATCGTCTGCCCCTGCACCGCACCACGGGTCGCCAGCACATCTGCCGGCCACTGCCACTGGTTATCGGGCGAGCCTGCGTAGAACCGCAGATCGTCTAACTCGTCTTCTCTTGATTCGGAATACGCCGAAATCGCCATCGACAGGCGATCCCGCGCCGTTGACAGCACATCCGAGTCGCTTTTGAGTGGTTTACCCCCAAGTGCGACGTTGCCAACAGCGTTAATTCCGGTGTAATCGCTCACTTTTTCTTCGCTGCTTCACGTTTAACCGCATAACTTATCGCCACTGCTTGTTTCACCGGCTTACCAGCCTTAACTTCAGTTTTGATGTTCTCTTTAAACGCTTTTGCGCTAGAAGATTTCTTAAGCATGGTTACCTCTTGTCCGTGACCGGGCGCGTTTTCTGCGCTTTGCTTGCCAAATCCAACAATATTGAAAATTCCGTAGCCATTGACGGGTCAACGTGCGCTGGAGCAGGATAGTGCTCGTTTCGAGCGATTGTACTACCCATTCCGTAAGCTGCCAACTCTGGTTTGCTAGAACGATAATTAGATTTTTCATTAGCCCATTCTGGGGCTAACTGTGCGGCTCGTTTTCCTCTTTCTTCACCAAAAGAAAGTTTTTGATACCCGTCCAAAAACTGTTTTTCTAACGGGTCTAACTTTTCACGCCTACGCAATTTGTTTAATATTTCAAAATACAATTCGCTCATTTGCCTGTCGGCGGCGTGGGTCATTTCGTGAACAACAGTGCTAGGTTCAGCACCGTAGTTTAATAGAAGTTTACCGGCAGCAGGAAAATTTCGCTCACCAAAAACCGGATTGTTATAGGTAAACGATCCTCTGTCTGTTCCTATGTACTGTTGTTGAATTTCGGGCAACGACCGTCTAGAAGTCAAAAAATCCGTCAGTTCACCATATTGCGGGTACGCGGCAGTCTGCGTCAACAACCGTTGCAGTTCATTCTGTTGCGGTGGTGCTAACTTGTTCGCTGGCACTCACGCACCCATCCAAGAGCCGGCCATTGCGTCGCGGTTCATCGTAAGAGTACGGGGCCGTTCGACGTACTCACGATGCGCTACAGGATAGGCGAACGTCACCGCCAGCGCGTCGGCTGCGTCGGGAGATGCCAATCCTCTAGCCTTCATTTCTTTCTTGCCTTCCAGAAAGATTGTTCCCGCTGAGTTGGGCTTCTTCATCGGCCCAACCAAATCATCCTTAAGCATCTTGTCCTGCGGGATGCTGGCTGTCCGTAGCCATTCGCGCATCGCGCCCCACATTTCAGCCCGTTTGTTGCCCCACATTACTGGGTTTTTGGCTTTCCAACCAAAGTTTACCCCTCGTACCTTATACCGTTGTTCCGTTAGCCTGTCAAGTATACCGTAGCCCAAACCGCCTTCGTCTATTACAGTCAGCGTTGGCTTGTATTCGTCAATCGCGTCAATGACACGACCGACAATTGACATCGTATCCTCGCCCTTGTAGCGTTTGATTGCTACGATGTCACGGCCCCGCCGCACGACTATTACCGTCGAGTCCAAACCGCCGCGTGCCGGATCGACCCCTATTACTATAGGCGCGGTCTCATCCTTGTACCGTGGCCGTTTGAATGCGTCTTCGACAATCATTGGTGAGATGAACTGATCCTCGCCCGCGCTTGGAAAGTCTCCGTACACTTCTACGCGCGCTTGGATCGAATCCTCGCCGTACTCCGCGATGATCTGCTCGTAGACCTGCTTGTCCGTCCCTTCTACCGTCCTAGCGTCAATCTGGCGCGTCTGCCAAAAGTCACGTTTACTATTAAACGTCTCAAAGAAGTACCCGCTATTGCGCCGGGGGTTGCTAAACGCGAACCAATAGCGATCCAGAATGTTTTCTGTGAAGAAGCCGGCACCTACTGACCAGATCGCGTCGGCGATACCGCTGGCCTCGTCAAAGATCAGCATCATGCCGTCGTGGTTGTGTACACCCGCGTAAGCGTCTGGATTCTCTTCACTCCACAGTTTGCCTTCCGCTGCCCAATAGCGCGTCCCTTTCTTTAAGTCGCGCTCGACCAGTTCGGTTATCCACTGCGCCGGTACGATCTTAGTCGCGCTGATTTCCCACCAGTGACTGTTAATGATCATCGCTTGCCACTTGGTCAGTTCGCCCCAAGTGACCGACCTTAACTGCGCTTCACTGTTGGCGCTCACAATGACCGTCGAGCCAATCCGCGTGGTTAGCATCCATAGGATCAGCCAGCTAACTAACGCGCTTTTACCAATACCCCGACCGCTGGACACCGCTTCTCGTAGCGTGTCCATGTTGGCTTTGCCTTCGTTGGCTTTGATGTGTTTACCAATGTCGCGCAGGATTTCGCGCTGCCATTTGCGCGGGCCTTGGAATTTAGCTAACGGTGTGTTCGGTTGACCCCAGGGAAACGCGAACAATACAAACGCTTCAGGATCGTTCGCTATCGCGGGTGACCACAACCGCGTCATCAACGTCTGCTCTTCGGCTGATGTATAGATCGGTTTTTGCATTTTCTAGCACTCTGGTTTGCGCTTGCTCTAGCGCCGCTGTGATGCTGATCCGCTGATACACATCAACGCTGACTTCTTGTTTGGCCGTCCACTCGTGCCGATGACGCAAGATCTCTAACGCCGCTTTTGCGTCGCCCGCTAACGCCGCGCTATTGAGAACCTGTGAGATTTCGCGTTCGTTATCCGCGCGGCCTTTTTTTTCAGCCATTTCCGCAACCGGGTCTAGCTGACACAGTTGCCGATACTCAGCGGGCAGCATACCAGCAGCCAACGCCAGCGAGTCACCTTTTAGACCTAACTTCGCCGCGTCATAAATGGACTGAAGACGCGCCTCTGTCGCCCGGACATCACGAACTGTTAGTGGCAAAGATTTGAACATGGCAGAAGTGTAGCAAAAAAAATTTTAATTTTAAAAAATTCTTGCGGGGGGTGCGTTTCCGTGACCGGTCGGGCCAAGGCCCTACCCGGCCCCCTCCGTTGTGCCCGGACATTGCCATGTCCACGCAAGCCGATCGGCCATCGCGCCAGCTAGCTGCCAGCGTCCTGGCCATCGCGCGTGCGTGTGCGTGTGCGTGTGCGTGTGCGTGTGCGTGTGCCCGCGTGTGAGCGTTCTGTAATTTAGTGCTAAACGCTAGTACGTTGTCATTTGTGCCCGTGTGTGAGCGTTCTGTAAAATCGTTATAAAAAGTAGAGTGTGGTCACTTGTACCCACACATTGCCATCCTAAAAAATCGCGCTGGAAAAATACGCGGGAGAATTTGCGCGGCGATGTTGTAGACACTCGCACGGCTATCTCCATATATTTATTTTTTCAAACTTGAAAAGTAGATATGACTATTCTGGGGTACACCCCGCAAACCCGCATGGTTGAGCCAAAAAGTGTAGTCACTCCCGCGCTAAAAATGACACACAACGCGTCCACACACTGTCCACAACCGTTGGTTGTATGTTTGTGTCAAAAGTTTGTTGACAGCTACACGACGCGCGCGCTACTATCTCACTCATGGCGCAGCACAACGCAACGCTAACAACCGGAGTACACAAAATGACCAAATCAGAACAGCGCGAAGTTTCCCGGCTTGACTTGTACATCGCCCACGGGATGACAGACACTGCAGCGCGCGCGATCGCCACACTCATTCGCAGCGCGCGCACGACCCGCAGCGCTAACGAATTGCGCGCGATCGCCGCGACGATGAAACTTGATCAGCACCCCGACTTCATCGCCTAACAAAATTCCAGCTAATGCGCCCGACGCGGGCGCATTGGCGGGCGTTTTGCCCGATCACACTTCACTACACTACGGAGAACCTATGATCCACTTCGTCGCAAAATCATCGAACACGAAAACCGGACCAATCCCGATCACGTACAGCGCGCGCGATACTTGCCCCGCTAGCTGCGGGCAGATGAAATCTTGTTATGCCGATGCGGGTTTTCATACCCGCCTAAATTGGGACAAGGTTCCGACGCGCGGGAAAGATATCGCCACGGTCGCGGCCAAAATTCGCGCGTTGAAACCCGCGACGCTGTGGCGGTTCAACGTCGCGGGCGATCTTCCGGGCGTTGGTGAAGATATTGACGGACCAGCGCTGGCGCAATTGATCGAAGCGAATCGCGGGCGCCGTGGGTTTACGTACACTCATAAACACTCAGATCGTGCTATCAAGTTTGCCCGGTTTGCGATCAAACGCGGGTTTACGGTCAACCTATCGGCCGATGACGCGGGTCATGCTGACAAGTTAGCGGAAACCGGATTACCCGTTGCAGTCGTTGTCCCGTTGGGAACCCCTGAGCGCACCACAACGCCCGCCGGACGCGCTATCGTCGTTTGCCCCGCTCAGACTAAGGACGACGTGACGTGCTACACCTGCGGGCTATGCGCCCGCGCTAATCGTAAGGTCATCGTCGGGTTCCTCGCGCACGGCACGCGCGCTAAAAAAGCCGACGCAATTGCCCGTCGTGTTATCCCCATCCAGGTGACCAAGTGAACCATTACACGGCAAAATTTAAACGCTATACGGATGAAATGCTGAAAACAGCACTAGCAGACTGTCACGTCGCGCTAGGTGTCGGAGAAACGCTTTTCAGCCCCGCCTACATTGCAAAATTGTGGGCGGAAATTGACGCGATTCGCGACGTTCAACTCTCACGCAAACGGAAATTAAAATGATCCTGATTCACACAATCCAAGAACAAATCACGCCCGACGATTACCCGGACGAAACGACGGGCGGGTTTTTAACTGAGAATGACCCGATCGGGTTTCGCGACTTGGTCTGGATGATGACGCGCGAGGGTTACGTCGAGCCCTCATGCTACCCGCCATCCGGAACAATCTACGAATGGCTCTCGACTCACCCAGAAACCGATTACCGCACCGGTGAAACTGAATACCGGACGCTTCACTACTCGATGAAAAATCACCCACGCAACGCGAAGTACTGGCGTAAGGCTATGATCGCTGCCAACATCATCAAGGTTAAACAATGAAACTTGAAACTTACGCTACCCTTGCGCTCGCGTTGTGGTGCCTTGTCGCCGGCATCATTCTTGCGGATGGCTTTATAACGGCGCTGTGTCGCTAGTCATCGCGGCGGTACTGGCCGCGATACTTGTCATCATCCTAGACTTATAAAAAAGGCCCCGAAGGGCCTTTTTTACGCTTCAACTATTCTTCGCAATTCTGAGGCGCTGGCGCTTGCCATGTCGGGCGCGCAATACACGTGACGCTTAGTCTCTAACCCGCGCGCGGCTACGCGCCCGCAATCGATCCAACCGGCTTCTTTGATCGCCTGAAGTAACGCTTGCTGATATAACTTCATGCCAGCGGGCGCGCTACGGGCTAATTCATCCAAAACGGCCTGCAAAGGCGCAGCGATGACACCCTTCGTGAACACCCCACGACGCCCGCGCATTAATTCAAGAATGTAAGACTCAGCCCCGGAGAGCGAATTCTCCGTCATTGTTTGTTTAAATTCCGTCATAGGCGGGGCTGCGCCGGGGTTGAATCGCGACACGTCGCGGGCGTGTAACCAAGCGGCCACGGCCGCGCGGCCGCCCGTTCTAAGCCACTGCCAGATCGCGGCGCCGTCCGCGTCACTCATGCGCCCGACGCGCGACCATATACAGAACCAACGGCGATCTTGGGCGCTGATCGATATAGGCAATAGATCGTTCGAAAACGCCAGCACGAAGCCCCTATTGGCCATCATATAGGGGTGTAACCCTTTTCTATTCACGGCCAACACTTCGGGCGGCGCTGCAATGATCGGCTTTAGTTTATTGGCCAGGACCCGGCGATCGGCCGCGAGCGCCTCTTTCAACTCATTAATAACTAGAATCTCCGACTCTAGCTGGTAGCCCCACTGCGAGGTGAGCGACTCATTGTCGACCAGCCCGTAGTTATGCTTATTTTCACCGCACACGGCCCAGATGAACGGGTCATACATCGTATCCTTACCCGACCCTTCATCCGACGCGTGCAGGATCGCATGGTTAATTTTCACGCGGGGGTTCTGCACCTTATAGGCCATCACGTTCCAGATATGGTCTAGTTCCGTTTGCACTGGCACCAGCTTGCGGCAATGGTCAATCCACGCTTGCACTGCGCCCGCTATAGGCGTCGGGCGCGCGTCAACCCAACGGTTCGCATAGACCATGCCATCGCGCGCCGTTAGCACCGACTCGCCCGCAGCATAGGTCAAGCCTGCCAGCACCTGCCCGCCAGCGGCGGTACGATTTTCGTCAAACCATAGCGACGGCGTTATAAGACGCAGGCGCCCCGTAGGCGTTGAATGTAAAGAATGGCAGGCAATCCCGCGATAGGTCGCGTCAAACGCCCGCCGCGACACCAGCACACGATCCATAAGGTCAAAATAGGAATCATCCGACTGAACATAGGCGAAGCGCTTAAACCAGTCGCTCCGCTCGACCCTAGCCCGCTCGCGCGCTTCGACTTGGGCGATGATCGAATCAGCGTCCTCGCTGAACATATCGGTTTTCTTGACCCGCGATAGCGCACCGCCCACAACGGACGCGAGCAGTTCTTCACGCAAGCCATAGGACCGTTTGGGACCGCCTTCGTTCTCCACCCACCCTAGAAAACGCGACGAGTCCCATTCGGTGCAATGGGAGTGTAGGCAACAGTACGCCCGGCTAGCGGGCATATAGCGGCCCTCTAGATTACCGTCCGAATGCTCCGCATGGTTGGGGCATATCACGCCCCACCAGCCCGCAGGGTTACCGCCCTGCGTTACTTCTTTACGCTCGACAAGCCACGCCAGCACATCATCCGACCCGTCATCCTTCAACGTACCGGGGCGGAAGGTCGTAGTCTCCGCTGCGCCGGGGATGACCGATAGGGCGTTGCAGATCTCCTCCAGTGAGAACTCGCGCGACGGGTTGAATTCTGTGAGGCGCGCAGCGAACCGGCCTTTACCGGGCTTTAGGTTGATCGAGCCGGGAATGCGTATATTGCGAACCGGGTTTATAGCGCCGGGGTCCGTATAGCCCGCCGCCGCTATAGCCTTGATCGCCGCGCTATAGACCGACTTATGCGGCTGGTCGTCTAGGCGGAAAACGTAGCACCATTGAAAGTTGTCCTTGGACGTTTCAATAACCCACGTTGGGCGAATGGGCGGCGTCTTAGACTTCGTGCCGACGTCATCTAGAACCAAGCACCACACATTCTCGCAAAACGCAGCGCCAGCAGAGACGCGTTGACCGTCGAACCGCGATTCGATGAACGAGCCAATGTTGACGTACCACGCTCCTTCACCTCTAGGTTTACGGAACGCAGGATAGGCGTACCCGCCCTCACGCTCGACTTGCTTGGTGAAGAGAATTACTTCACCCTCCGGCGCTAAGTTCAGTATATAATCGTTAAGTTCCATTGTGCTCTCCTCGTTGAAGCCCGTCCCCACGACGGGCTTTTTTTTCACTTACCGTAGCGGCTCATCTGCTTGACTTCTGCCTTCAGGGGCAGACCCGGCGCCCACGGCGGCGACGTGCACATGACGCGGGCCAATAGGTCGGCGTCACCGTCTTCTAGGACGATCTCATCGTGTACGTGTAGCACTACGTTATCTAGCTGGCGCAGTGCGTGGCGCAGTACATCATTAGCGACTGCTTGGGTGATGTTCTCGCAGGCCAGCCCCTTCCATAAACGCGCGCGAGGCCATTCTTTGGCGTCAGCGGCGGGCTTCCAGGCGGCTTTTGCATACGAGACACCTTCATCTTCCAGCTTTGCAAACGGGTAACACAGAACGCGGCCCGAAGGAAGAATGTACCAGAGATGCTGCTTGTCGAACAGATAAGTGACCCTTCCCGCGCTGAACTCCGCGTTGGGCGTGTGCATAGCTGATGTGTATGCGCGCTCAAGTTCTGACCAGAACCGTACCGCCCACTGATTAGACCGGCGCCACGCGTCTACCATGCGCCGCGCGTCGGCTTCGGGCAGGTGGATACCATAGGCGCGACCCATAGCCGCAAACGCGCCTACGCCTCCGGCGTACCCGCACGATAACTCTTGGACCTTCCCGATCTGGCGCTGATCGTCGGTCACTTGATCGACCGTACACCCGAAGGTCGCAGCGGCGTTGATCTTATAGATGTCCTGGTCGAACTGCTTGAGTTTCTCGTCGCCCATGCCCGACATCCACGGGTTGACGCGCGCCTCGATAGCTGACCAGTCCGCGACGGTGAAGTTACCGATTAGTGCGGGCCGAAGCATTCCCTTGAGCACATCCGTAACTCTTCGTCCGTGAACAGGGACAATTGCTCTTCCCGTGACAATATCGTCACGCACTCTAGCCGGGTCTTTGGCGGTCTTGCGGGTGAAATTATGGACCTGTGCTCCGTAAGAAGAGGCTCGCCCCGTCGCAGATCCGCCAGCAAAAACAAATGCGCCTCGTACTCGGTCATCTTCGACATCGGCCAACTCCTGTAGACGCTTGAACTTCGCAATCGAGGACGCCCAGAGATCGTCGGCGCACTGAACGACTTCACGCACGTCAGGGTCTAGGTCATCGCACGCCAATAGATTAGCGCGAACCGCCTTATCGATGGAATACCTTTCGCCTACCCACATTAGCTTTTTCTGCTCATCCGTGACGCGCGCCAGCACCCACTCGCGCATTCGTGGCGATCGCACCGCCAGCCCACCGGTGATGTCGGACACAATGCCCTGTATCTCTTCTAGTTCGGCGTCAGCGTAGCGAATAGCCGCGCGACATAGCGCAACGTCTACCTTCACGCCTCGGTCGTTTATGCGCTCGTTGACGTGATAGTCAGTCAACTCGTCATCAGATAACTGCCGCATAGCGAGACTCACGGCGCGCATAGCGCGCACATCCTGCTCGCAATATTCGATGAGTTCTGGGATTAACGTTTTATTATAGGGCGGTATGCAGCACTGCCGCACAAGGTAATCACCGCGCCGGTCTTTCTTCATGTCGGCGCCAGCGAAGCGGCCAACGTCCTCAAGCGAACCCGGCGCGCAGTTGGCGCGGGCTTGTGTTGCAGTGCAATAAAACTGCTCAAGATCGAAGTTGATCTGAAGCACATACCAGAAGATCAGACGCTCAAACGCGGCGTTGTGCGCGCGGATCTGGCCTTTGTGGTTTAACACATCAGACGGAAATGTTAAATCTGGCGTCCAGGTTTTAACAGGTCCATCGTCGAATGCGTAGGACATACAGATGACTTCCGTCTTTAAGTCCTGCGCGTAGTTGTAGACACCCGCGACCCGAAGGTCGCAGGTGCTACGGGTTTCGAAGTCAACCCAAAGGATCACTTACCCAGCGCGGCGGCGACGCGTCGGCGCGGGCGATTCCTCCTCGACGGGGCCGTCCATCGATACGAATTCTACAATCTCAAACACGGGAGTGTAGATACGGCCATACGACTTGTGCTGATAGTGCTCCTTTTTGAGCAGCACCACAGGCACCGGTTTGCTTTCATCAGTCGATACCTGGTTAGCAAACGCAGACGCCAGAGCCTCAAACCCACGCTTGCCGCCGACCGAAGTCGCCGTATAGCGGGCTTCAAGACCCTTGTCTTCACCCGTCAAACACTTAAGACTGAAGCCAACTTGCTTTTCCCAACCCCGTGCTGAGTTGGGCGGCGCGCCATCCATCTCAGGTAAAGGATCGGTCAGCGCAACCATCTTCTCGCCCAACACTACGCCGTCGCCCCAGGCGATCCAACCGTGTACGAATGAGAAGGGATTGACGGCCCACTTAGAATCAGCCTCGACTTCAGTCTGATCCGCACCGAACACCCAGTGACCCGTTTTGTCCATTTTCAGGATGACGGACCCACCAGCGGCGGCGGGGGCTGCAACGGTTTTGATAGCCGTTGCGATTGCTGCGAGAGCGGGAAGACCAGCTTTATTGAACGCTACTAGATTGGACATATTTCACCTAAGTTTAGAAAGAGCAGTTTTCATCTGCTCAGGGAGGAACACAACCGCTGACCGAGGATCACTCTCCGGGGCGATTGTGGTTCCCGACGACACCGCGACTACGATGTCATCGGGGAGACTGAGTTTACGCTTCTTCACAACTTTTTCAAGTTTGGCGGGCGACAGCATGACCGTCTCAAAAATCTCGTCAATTGGCACACCCGCGTCGATCAGTGCCTGCTGCGCCGTCTCTTCGTCAACCCACTGGCGCGTCGGGCGTTTGGGGACCAACTTGTAACCCGGAACCGGTTCGCCAGACGCGAGGATCTGCTGCGCTAAATCGCGCAGGTCACCGATCCACTTCTCGACCAGATCGGCAGTCGCCAAATACTCGCCGATCTTCGCGGGGTCTAGATCCTTGATCTGCACCTTGAGCGCCCGCTCTGCCGCGCCGGTCATCTGTGGGCAGATAGGTTTAGCGGGGCAGAACCGGCAATGTTCACCGGCACTCAACGGCGCGTACTCATGTTGAGCAGTCGTAACCGCCGCGACCAGATCACGCTCAAACTGCTTGACGCGCGCGACCGTGGTTGTCCACCGCTTAACCGCTGGCGGCTGGACGATGACGCACTCGATCTCTTGGACGTCCTTAAACGCCCAATCCAGCCCTTTGGTTCGCATCGCAGCAGCGGCGTAGAAGAGCAACTGCTCGTTCTCTTCCACGTCTACCTCACCGCGCCCGAACTTCCAGTCCAGCACAACGGCGCGGTTGTCGATCCGACCGATCAGGTCGGTAGACCCAAACACGCCGGGCAACAATTTGCCGAAGTTAACGTGCGACTCGACCCGATACTCCATGTCGCCGTCGGGGTCAATCTCGTTTAACGCCGC